CTACGAACGCGCGCTGACCGCCAACGGGGTTGACCTGCCAGCGCCCCCTCAGATTGTCGCGGCGTTGGAGGATCTTGCCATCCGCACGCCTGCGGCCCTGAAGGACGCGGCAGAAGTCGCCCGCGTGCAATACGGCGTCAAGCCATTCTTTGAGGTCGCAGAAGACGGCTCGGTGGCGTTTGCGCGGGCACCAACGCTTCGCGAGGCGGAACTGACATACCGCAGCCTGCGCGACATGAAGGGCGCGGCCTACACTGGCGGTCGGGGCACCCTCGGCGGCGCGCTTGGCGACGTGGCAGAAAGTTTCAAGGGCCAAATTGACGTTGCATCACCGCCTCTGGCCACAGCACGCACGGCGGCAGCGCAAGTCCGCAACGCACGCGACGCCTTCACCGCAGGTCAAGAGGCCATCCGACGCTCACCAGACGAACTTGCCCTCATCATCAAGGACATTGAGGCACTCGGGCAAGACGCCATTGCAGCCTTCCGCGAGGGCATGCTGGCGTCCGTGCGCGCCGGGATGTCCAGGCCGAGTGCTGCTCCGGGCCTTATGCGCGGATTGTCCAACGAAGAGACCGGGCCGGGAACCGCACTTCGCCTCGCCCTGCCATCTGATAAGGCGGCGTCTGTCGTGCAGAAGATCGGCACCGCAGAGAGAGCGCAGGGCGCGTCAAAGTACGTTCTTGAGGGGCCGTCAACCGCACCGACCATTATGGCACCAAAAGTCGGCGGAGCTGTGAACGTGGTCGAAGAAACCACCAACGCGCTTGATGGCGGCTTGATGGCGTGGGCGCGCCTGATCGGCAACGCCGCAGATAGCGTGCGGCCCGGCCTGTCCGACAATCAAAAGCTGGAAGTCGCGCGCATCGTACTATCAACGGACCCTGCCCTTGTGGCTCGCGCCCTAAAAGACGACAGTGCGGCTGCAAGGCTGATGGAGGTGACATCTCGCGCAGTCGATACTGTGGTGCGTGCTGGCACTCGCGGGTCGGCCTCTGGCCTCAATTTGATGATCGACAATCCTTCGGGGAATGACTGAACATGGCAAAGCGCGAAAACTACGGCCCCGACATCGAACTGGCGACCGATGAAGAGATGGAAATGATCCTCGAAGGCTTTGAGGTCGAAGACGAGGCCGAAGAGGACGACGGCGTGTTTAAGCCGCTCGACGAGGACCAGATCGAAGACATCGTCGGCACGGCCATCGACGAGGCCGTAACCTTCATCGCCGACGAGATCGCCGACCGCCGCATCAAATCGCAGCGGTACTTCAACGGCGAAGTCGATATTGGCGAGGAGGAGGGTCGCAGCACCATCGTCTCGACAAAGTGCCGCGACACTGTGCGTGCCGTGAAGCCGTCGATCCAGCGCGTGTTTATGACGTCTGAGCGCCCGGTGGAGTTTATCCCGAGCGGCCCGGAAGACGTGGCCAGCATGGAGCAGGCGAGCATCTACGCCGCAGCCAAGTTCCGCCAGAACAACGGCTACCAGATCCTGCGCGACGTCACGCACGACGCGCTGGTGAGCATCACGGGTTTCACCAAGGCCTACTGGGCTGAGTACGACAACCCGAAGGTCTACGACTTCACCGATCTTGACGAGGCGCAGTATCAGGCCATCGAAGCCTCGCCGGGTGCCCAGATCGTGCGCGTCGAGCAGCGGCCAGACGAAGAGACCATCCGCATGATGCAGGAGCAGGTTGACGCTGCTCAGGCACAGGCACAGCAGGCCGCCGCTATGGGCCAGCCCGTCGATCCCTCGCAGCTCCCACAGATGCCAGCCGAGCTGCCGCAGCTCTACGACGTGCGCGTCATCCGCCGCAATCCGGCGGGCAAGCTGTGCATCGACACGATCCCGCCCGAGGATTTCTTCGTTGACCGCAACGCTCGCAGTGACGAGGACTTCTACGTCATCGGCCACCGCACCGAGATGCGCGCAGCCGACGTCATTGCTATGGGCATTGACGAAGACAAGGTCATGGAACTGGACAACGGCTCGACCGTTGACATGCGAGATCAGGAAGAAGAGGAGCGCCGCCGCTACCCCATCCAGCGCGATGAGGACGAGAACGCCGAAGACCCGTCCATGAAGAAGGTCATGATCTCGGAAGCCTACATGCGCGTTGACGTGGACGGTACTGGCATGCCCGTCCTGCACAAGTTCCTCATGGGCGGCACCGCGAACCGCCTGCTGTCCTATGAGCCTGTGGATGACCACCCCTTCGCTGGCTGGCACATCGACCCCGAGCCGCACACCTACTTTGGTCGTAGCCTCGTCGAGATCGTTGAGCCTGACCAAGACGCAGCGACGGCTGTGACGCGTGGCATCCTCGACAACGTGATGATGACCAACAACCCGCGCACCGAGGCCGTCAAGGGTCAGGTCGAGATGGACGACCTGCTCAATAACGAGATCGGTGCCGTCGTGCGCGTCAACCAGCCGGGCATGCTGCGCGATCTGACTGTCCCCTTCGTCGCTGGCCAGACCCTGCCCGCGCTGCAGTACATCGACCAAATGGTCGAGATGAAGACGGGCGTCACCCGCGCCAGCATGGGCCTCGACCCCGACGCCCTGCAATCGACCACCAGAGCCGCCGTGACGGCCACTGTGAGCGCAGCCGCAGGCCAAGTCGAGGTGATGGTGTCCAACCTCGCCTACACGGGCATGCGCCGCCTCTTCCGGCAAATCCTGAAGCTGATGGCCAAGCACAGCACCAAGGCCGAGATGCTGCGGATCAACGGCACCTACGTTCCGATGGACCCTCGCGTGTGGGACACCGAGCTGGACGCGACCGTGAACGTCGGCCTCGGCACTGGCAGGGAAGAGCAGAAGACGGCCATGCTGGGTCAGGTCATGCAGATCCAACTGCAGACCATCGGCACCTACGGCCCGCAAAACCCGCTCGCTGGCCTGAACCAGTTCCGCAATACGCTGGCTGACATGCTGAGCATCAACGGCATCCACAACGTGGACCGCTACTTCCTGCCCCTGCAGCCAGCGCAGCCGCAACAGCCCGCCCCCGGCGGCGAGCAGCAGCAGCCGCAGGGCGACCCGGCGCAGGCTATGGTGGCCGCCGAGCAGATCAAGGCTCAGGCCAAGCTGCAGTCCGACGCGCAGCGCATGCAGCTTGAGTTTATGAAGGCTCAGATGCAGGACGACCGCGAGCGTGACCGCATGCTGCAGGATCTGGAGATCGCAATGGCCCAAATCTCTGCCAAGTACGGCATGGCCATCGACACGGCTCAGATCAAGGCGCAGCAGGCGGCCACGCAGTCCATGATGCAGCCGCAGCAACAACCAATGCAACCGCAGCAAGGCATGCCTAGCGGAGGCCAAATTTAATGGACACCGCGCAGCGCGCCGCCAGAGCAAAGGCCCTCTTGGAAGACCCTCTTCTCAAAGAGGCCTTTGATGTGTTAGAAAATGCACAGATCGGCTTGTTCACCACTCAGGTGTGCGATGCCGAACAACTCATGGAGGCGCACCGAATGGTTCGGTCGCTGCGGATGCTCAAGGACCAACTGACCTCGTTCATCATTGACGGGAAGTTGCTTGAGCGACGCGAAGAGAAGAGGAAGCAGCACCGTGGATGACACGACTGCACTTGATGGCGGAAGCATCGATGCCGTGGCGGCAAGCCTGATTGACGGGCCGCAACAAGAAGATGAGCAGCAAGAGGATCTGGAGCAGTCCGAACAGGACGACGCGCAAGACCAGACCGACGGCGACGAGGCGGAAGCCGATGAGGCCTACGCAGACGAGGACGAAGGCGCAGACGAAAGCGACGCGGACGTCGAAGAGGACGAGCCAGCCGAGCAGCTCTACACCGTGAAGGTGGATGGCCGCGACCAGCAGGTTCCCCTTTCCGAACTACTCCGGGGCTATGCGGGACAAGCCTACATCCAGAAGGGCATGAAGGATGTCGCAGCGATCAAGCAACAGTTCGCGGCGGCGGAACAGGCCCTGATAAATGAGCGGCAGCAGATCGCACAATTCGCGCAGGCGGTGCAGACGGGACAAGTTCCCATGCGACCGCCAGAACCTCCGAGCGAGGAACTGCTATCCAGAGACCCGATTGGCTACCTTGAAGCACGCGTGAAGTACGACAAGGAAGTCGCGGCATTCCAGCAGGGCCAATACGCCATGCAGGAGATGTCGGCCCGCCAAGCTAAGGCGCAGGAGCAGGCACACCTAGCCTCCCTTGCGGAAGAGCATCAGCGGCTGGCTCAGGCGATCCCGGCCTTCGCAAAGCCCGAAACGGCGGCGAAGGTGAAACAGGATCTTCTGACGGCAGGTCAACAGGTCTACGGCTTTGAACTCGACGAGCTGCGCTCGGTCGCTGACCACCGCATGCTTCGCGTCCTACATGATGCCGCCCAGTACAGGCGGCTAATGGCAGGCAAGGCCACTGACAAGCAGCCCTCGCAGGCACCAAAGACGCCAGTCATCAAGCCGGGCGTCAAGGCTGCACCGCAGGCGAGCAAGCGGGTTAAGAGCGAGAAGGCTAAAGCTCAGATGAAGCGCAGCGGAAGCGTGGACGATGTCGCACGTTTCCTTCTCATGTAAACCCCGACTGAAGGAACAAGCCAATGGCTGTCACCGCAAACACTGAAATCACGTACTCAGTAAGCACCATCCGTGAGGATCTCCAAGATGCCTTCGTAAGCATCAGCCCCATGGAAGTCCCGTTCCAAAGTGCAATTGGCCGTAAGACCGCCTCGAACACCTACTTCGAGTGGACCGAAGTTGATCTTGCCTCCCCGGTCAAGACCAACCGCGTCAAGGAAGGCGAAGCTGATCCGGGCAACGACGCACCGACCAACGGAAAACGCTTGGGGAACTACACCCAGTTGAGCGACAAGGTGGTGGACGTAAGTTCGACCGCTCAGGCCGTGAATGGCGCTGGCGACATCCAGACCCTCGCAAAGCAGATCGCCTTCAAACTGAAGGAACTGAAGCGCGACATGGAA